TAAGAAGGCCACAATAAAAACTCTGTTTCTCTTGGGTGGAAATGTACCTCATTCTCCAACCAATCTGTTCCCATAAACATCATGTTATCATATCCCTCTCTTCCATGATATTTGTCTCTCGAAGTATGTTGAAAGGTTGCCATTAGATTTGGATTTAAAAACTTTATGGGTGCAGTGTCTTCGTTAGTTGTGATATACCATGTCCCTGATATAAATGAATCTACATGATTATGAACTTCATGTGCGTGTTCACCTTTATAAACACTTGCCCATGAGAATAAGTGTATATCATGTCTGTTAAGATAATCTAACTCATGACCATATATGTTTGCACAAAACTCAACGTAAGTGTCTTTGATTCTATCAGAAAACTCTTTGTACCAATCCAGTTCGTACATTTCTTCTCTGATTTCATCTATGAAATAGGTGGTGTAATTTCTTGCACGGTCTTCACCTTCTATCTCTTTAACTTTACTTACAAGTCTTCTGATATCTTCCCTCACTTGTTCCATGTCTAATATGAGTTGACCTCTAAACATGTTAGTGGGAAATAAACTCAACACTTGACCATGAGTAGGAGAGAATTCTTGAGGATTATATCCTCTCTCTTCTACTATTGGTTCTTGTTGATTTTCTATAATATCAGTTTGTTTTGGTGCTTTCAATCTCTACTCCGACTCCTTTCTCTCCGTTGGGTAGTGTCACGTTTCTATAATATATGATAACTTCACCGAGTTCTCTTATGTATCTACGAATCTCTTGATTGTTGATTGTCATTTTTTTGTAATCACCAACAGTGGTTGCAACAAATACAACGTCACCATTATTTTGGTCTTTCATATCATCTAAAAATCTATCAAGATATGTATAACCAACAGGCCAATCAGGATTCTCTCTTTCTTCTAATTCACACTGTTTTGGTCTTTTGAGTTTTTCTACTCCATTCTCATCAAATCTTTTTGGTTCGAATGAAATAGTTGCAACACATGGGTTTACAATACGTGCTTCTGATACAACATACCATTTTGGTGTTTGTAAAGAGATTTCACGAGGTAATGTAGGTTGTATGATATCCAGTTGAACTGGTTTTGATACTACCTCAAGTTTCTTTGTTGGTAATAACGAACAACCACTAATCGTTGTTATTAATGCTATCGAGATTACTAATTTCTTTAGTATCATTTTCTAACTCCCTTAATACTTCGTCTGTTCCATTATTAAATCTGATTTCCATCAATCCTGGCTTTGCGATTGCAAGTTTTTCGAAGTTGTGTTTTGATAATATAGACAAATACTTATCTTTGTCCGCCTCTATTTGTGCATTCTTCCTCTGTAGATTCTGAAGTGCCTTACCTTGTTTTTCAAGGTTGTCTTTAATTGCTTGAATTGTTTGTTTCTGTTCCTCTACTGCAGATTCCAATTTGACATTGTTTTCTGTAAGTGTTTGATTTTCATTGAACAGATACCATGAACCCAATCCAAGAACTATAATAATTCCTATAAAAAATTGATTCATTATTTCTCCTCGATTTTATAATCTAACCCACTTGCACATCTAATCTCAACAGTTTTCTTTGTGTCAAAATCTCTGAATTTCAAGTGTTTTTCTTTTTGCACAAAGATTTTTCGTGCAGTGTATTGTGATTTATACATCTGACCAGTGTTTTCTGATTGTCGATATACGGTGATTTCATAAAGTGGAGATAGAATCATCTTCACCCATAATTTAAATTTTTCCCACATAATAATCCTCATATGCAAATAGACTGGATAACCAGTCTATTATTTAGTTGTCTGAAATTAACTGTTTCTTAGTTCTTTCAGTATGTTGATTGTCTTTTCAGCACTCTCATGAAGGATACCAATACCACCTGCATCTTCCCATGCTTTGATGTTCTTTGGTCTATCGTCAATTAGAACGAATCCTTTCTTTGCAAAAGCACCTTTTTGACTTCCACTATAAGTGCAAGTGACTACAACTGTTGGGTCAATATACTTTCTGACCCACTTGTTCTTATCATAGACTACCAGTTCCCTGTTAACGGTTCCTGCAGCAGTCAATATTTCCCATGGAAGACCTGTATGTTTTACATATCCAATCAAGTCTGCATAGTCAACCATTGGAGGTAATAACCCAAATAGTCTCTTGTTTGTTAATTCCTCTTTTCTCAAGTCATACTCACTATGACCTGCATCGTCACTGGTAAGAGGTTTACCCATCATTTCAGAACAACCTGCAAGGAAGTCTGCAACGACTCCGTCCATATCAACGAAGATTCTTTTTATTTCTTTATTTTCCATACTGTTAGTATACACAAAAATGGGGTGCATTGTCAAGTGTTTTACACTGTTTTTAACACTTTTTCTAACGTGTATGCCTCGTTCTCATCTATGACTCCATCAGTCAAAACTTGTCTCAAATGCACCATTTCATGTGCAAGTGTAGTATATCTCTCACTATCGTATTTTATGTAAATGTCTATATGTGTCTCTTCTTTGAAGTGTCTAGGGTATTCGATGATTCCTTTTTGTTTAAAGGATGGTGGTAATCTTTTGATGTACACGGTGACATTGTGTTCATCTGAAATTTTCAATTGTTCTGCAAGACCAATTGCGATGTTCAACATCTTTTGGTCTTTACAATATATTTCCATTATTCATCATCATTTAGTTTTTCACTACAGAAAGGACAATGTTCTATTTCGTATTCTCCTTCATGTTCTATAGTAAATTCATTCACACAATTTTCACAAAAAAATGTTTCTTTATGTGTGTCTTCCATTAAATCTCTTCCTTGGGGATATAATCATCCTCCGCCTTTTCGGTATTAATAATTACCTTTTTATATAAGTGTTCAAATGATATTCTTTTACCATCAATCACTGCATATGGTAATGGGTACTTTGCATCCTTTTCAGAAAACTCTATACCCGATATGTAAACTCTCACTTCGTTATGGATACGGTCAATCATTCCAAACAAGTGTTTCCACCTTTCACAATTTACATTGTGGTCTTTCTCGGGTGGAAGATAGAGTTTAAACTGTTTCATTGCATATCAGACTTTACTAGTTCTTCCAATTCCGTATAACCCCCAATCTTGTTTCCATCAACAATGATTTGTGGGAATGTTCTTGCAGTTGGAAATGTTTCCATCATTTCCTCTCTTGTGAAATCAAATCCTAAAAGTTTATATTCGTATTCTTCACCGATTCTTTCACATAATGCTTTTGCTTTGTCACAATAAGGACAATTATCTTTTCCATATATTTCAATCATACTAAGTATTTCTCCCTGTCTTTCTTTGCAGTATATATTGTTCCAGTCTTACGACCATAGTAAGGTTCTTTTTCAATCCCCTTTGTTCCTTCTGAATCAATGAGTAATCCGATAATCCCATAGAGACTTCCAATCATCATTGCTCCTAATAACACTCCGTCCATTATAGTTTAAAGTCCTCAAATGTAGAATCATCTACATCTTGTTTTATACCACCTATGAGATAAGATTCAATCTCAGTCTCTTGTGGTGCATTCTGAAGTCCTCTACTGTTGAACCAATGTTTAGTCCATGGTAAAGGGTTATTCGTTGAACTAATGTCGTATATAGGGTTTAAACCAATTGCACGTAATCTCTTGTTTGCAATGTACTCGACATAGTTCCCTAAAAGTTGTGTTGATAATCCAATCATTGACCCATGTTGAAATAAGAAGTCTGCCCAATCTTTTTCTTGTTGAACTGCATCTTCATACATCTGATATACTTCCTGTTCACAATCCTTCATGACTTGGTTCATTAACTTATCATTCTCGTGTTTCTGATAACACTTCAATATGTGTTGTGAGATTGCAAGATGTTGTGATTCGTCCCTTGCAATTAGAGATATAATCTTTGCACTACCTTCCATCATCTTAAGTTCACCGAATCCAAACGAACATGCAAAGGATACAAAGAATCTGATTCCTTCTAATATGTTTACAGATATAAGTGCAAGGTATAATGATTTATAAAGGTCATAATCGTCAACTTTTAATCCAAGTAGTCTTCTACGACCAAGTGCAATAAACTCATCATACTTTTCAGTGACCATTTCTGCACGTTTTACAATTGCATCTTCGTCTAATATAGTATCAAAGATATCACTTGGGTCTGAGTATACATTCTTTATAATATGAGTATAAGAACGTGAATGGATTGTCTCCATGAAATCCCATGTGATGATACAAGACTCCAGTTCGGGTAGGGTCACAAATGGTAAGAATGCTATGGATGGAGCCCTACCCTGCACTGAATCTAGTAATGTTTGATATCTTAAATTTGAAGTAAATATGTGTTTTTGTGCATCATTCAATTGTTGGTAATCACTTCTATCTTTTTGTAGAGACACTTCTTCAGGTCTCCAAAAGAATCCCAATTGTGTTTGTGTAAGTTTATCGAATATAGGATATTTAAACTCATCAAATCTTTGAGTGTTTAATTCTTCACCAAAGAATATTTTGTTCTTTGTAAAGTCTATATTCTTTTTGTTGAATACCGTCATTTATCTTCTACTCTCTTTATGTGGGAAAAGTTATTTATATATTCTTTTGGGTCGTATTTCCTTTCATTCCAATCTCTACTTATTTGTTGGAATTCATGTGATTGTGTTTCTTGAGCAGAAACATATCTATTTGGTCTACCATCGTATGCAAGTACACTTCTTTTGTGAGGCATACCTTCTCCTACCTCTAATTGTCCATTAGGTAAATCTTGAATCCTACCCAACTCATTTATCCAGTGACAAAACATATGATATGTGTATTCACCCACAAACGTATCTCTCCAATGAATTACATTAGGCCCTTGATACAATAACATATCTCCAACCTCAAGTGTAATACATTTCATCGATGGGTCTTCCTTTCTTTTTCTAATTGGAACACTTTGAGAAATACTTTGTACATAATCATGGTCGTATTGTTTACCTTCATCATCACTTACATAATTTCTATCGTTTTTTACCCATATTTTCCATGGTTTATTATCGTCTGATTTATAATCTAAACATAATGTAGAACTTACTTCACATGATGGTCTATCCAAATGTGCAGTTAAATATGCACCTCGGTCATATTTTCTTGTATACACATATGTTTCTTGAAGAGATAAATCTAAAACCTCATTCAACCTTTTAGTAAGATAATTATGCATCATCACACCCATAGGTGTTGTGTGTCCACCGTGTGATTTAAATAAACTTTCAGTTGGTGATTTGTATATAATATCTTCTTCTAAATCAAAAATTGCATCATGCATACGAGGTTGACTTTCGATAGTCTTCCAAACGTCCATCGTCATTTCTATTATTTCTTTGGGAATAAAATTCTTTAACACTAGATATCCATTTTCCATAAAGAACATGGTTTCTTCATTAGTCCAACCAGTAATCGGTTTATTACCATCGTTGAATGAAGTTTGAATTTTTACATTTTTTTCATTATATTGCACAGGCGTCACAATCCTCCTCGTCATTATAATTTGACATTACATTAGCTGCATCTTCTACTGCACTTGGTTTATCTTCTATTACGTCTTCAGTTTTACCGTCCATAGTATTCTGATAATACGAAGTTTTCCATCCGTATTTATATGTGTTTAACAAGTCTCTTGCCATTACTGATACTGGAACTTCTCCATTCTCATAATTTTCAGGGTTGTAAGACCAGTTCCCACTAATTGCTTGGTCAAAGAACTTCTGCATGACTGCAATTACATTTATATACCCCTCATTGGATTTCATATCCCATAGAAGTGTATAACTGTTCTTTAAGTGTGAGTATTGTGGAACAACCTGTTTGAGTGTTCCTTTCTTACTCTTCTTAACACTTAGATAATCTCTTGGTGGTTCTACTCCATTAGTTGCATTAGAAACCACTGAGGAACTCTCTGAGGGCATTTGTGCAGAAAGTGTAGAGTGTCTTAGACCAAACTCCTTTATATCCTTTCTTAATTCTTCCCAGTCATATCTAAGTTTAGGGTTTGCAATCTCATCTACTTCTTTTTTATAATGGTCAATGGGTAATTTACCCTCTGCATATTTTGTTCTATGGAAGTATTCACATGCACCTTTTTCTTTTGCAATGTTATTGGATGCACGTAATAGATTGTATTGGAAACTCTCTGTAAGTTCGTGTACGAGGTTCCATGCATTAGGGTCATCATACTTAACCTTATTCTTTGCGAGGAAGTGTGCGAGTCCTATGTATCCTATACCAAGACTTCTTCTTGCGAGTGTTGACCTTTGAGCTGCAGTCACTGGATACTGTTGATAATCAATCAACTCTTCCAATCCTCTTACTGCGAGGTCACATAGGTTCTCTAGTTCTTCTTCCTTAATAATACCCACATTGATTGCAGATAAAATACACAATGCAATCTCACCGTCCCCATCAATGTGTTCGATTGGGTCTGTAGGTAAAGTAATTTCTTGACAAAGATTACTCATGTTCACTTTGTCAAGAAAACTACTATGTTCATTACAATGGTCAATATTCATAATGTATATTCTACCAGTCTCTGCACGTTCTTTTAATAAATCTGTAATAAGTTCTCTTGCACTTATTTTCTTTTTAGGAATAGAAGTTGCACGTTCATACTTCATGTATAATTCGTCAAACTCAGGTGTTCCAAATGCATCGTATAATCCCTCTACGTCTTGAGGTGAGAACAATGTAATCTCTTCATTCTTCAGAAATCTTTCATAGAAGAGTTTTGATAATTGTATTGAGTAGTCTAATTTACGTACTCTGTTGTCTTCTGTTCCTTTGTTGTTTTTGAGGACGATAATGTCTTCGATTTCTTGGTGCCATATTGGGAAGTGAACAGTTGCACTTCCACCTCGGACACCATTTTGTGTACAACATCGTACTGTTGACTCAAATTTTTTAAGGAAAGGTATAACTCCTGTATGTTGGACTTCACCACCTCTAATTTTTGAACCAATACCACGTATTCTTCCTGCGTTAATTCCGATACCCGCTCTTTGTGCGACATACCTTCCGATAGCCATATCAGACGAGAAGATACTTCCGAGAGTGTCGTCTGAATCGACAAGGACACACGATGCAAATTGTCTAAGTGGTGTTCTAACTCCTGCCATAATTGGGGTTGGTATGTTGATTTTAAATGTTGATATTGCATCATAGTACCTCTTTACATAATCTAATTTATTTGTATAATTTCTAAACAATGTCATTGCAATTAACATGTACATGAATTGTGGTGTTTCATATACAACATTGTTTGACCTATCTTGAACTAGATACTTATCTACAATCTGTTGCAATCCTGCATATGTAAAATCTGTATCTCTTCCGTGTTTGATGTATTTGTTTAGTTCGTTAATCTCTTCTTCTGAATAAAAGTTTAGTATATCAGAATCGTAAACTCCATAATCTATATTTCTTTGAATGATATCACCAAGTGGTGGATAAATTTCTGAGTCTTTCCATTTTGTATTGAACACTTGTTTCTGTATTCCAAAAAGTAATAATCTTGCGGCAACGAATTGATAATTTGGTGATTCTAGTGAAATCAAATCACTTGCACTTTTCACCAATATCTTTTGTATCTCTTGTGTTGTAATCCCATCAAAGAATTGAAGACCACTATTCATTTCTACTAACGATTCAGAAACACCTGTAATACCTCTACATGCTTTCTCAACCATTCTATGGATTTTATCTAAATTTATTTCTACCTTTGACCCGTCAGACTTTACAACCTTGATATCCGTGTTCATACTTTCTTATACTCCTTAAATTTCAGTTTTGCAGATAAACCACTGAAGGTTGATTTATCAATTATATCTTTCACTTCTTCTTTTGTCAATCCACTTTGTATCATGTCATTGATATCTTTTAGGTCTTGTACTCGTTTGTCATCCCACAAACATACATTGTATCCTAGTTCAATTACTTCTTCTATCTTTTTAAGTATTTCTGTATTACGTGGTTCATTATCATAAATGATTATACTATTGTTTTTAAGTTTTTTGTCGATTTTCTTAAAATCACTACCACCGACTGCAATACTGTTTGGTAGGAATAAACTATCTATCGGCCCTTCAGTCACATAGATAGTTTTTGTTTTGTCCACGTTATCAAGATTGAAGATGAGTGGAAGGTCATCCCTGAATCTCATAGTGAGATATCTAAGAGGAGAGTCATTGATTGCTCTCCCACTTAGACCTATGAGTTCACCGTCTCTAGTAAACGGCAATAATATTCTAGGGTCATTACCCAAAACTCTATCTCTATACTTTTTGTGTAGATATGATAAAGTTTGAGGTTTATCAATAAACCATAGATTACTGTAATGATGTTCAGGTATATTTCTATCCTCTAAGTATTGTTTTGCGACTGGAACCTCATTACAAGGTTTGCACAAAAATTTTAGATTTTCAATACTCATTACATCCTTACTGTTTTTATTTAGTAATTCTTTTCTTGGAGTAAACTTGAATGCATTCGCACTGGGCATTCTTCTGTTCTCAGTTTTCTTACCATACTTTTCTTTCATGAGTTCTTTAACAAACTCTTTATGTATGGTTGGAAAGTGGTCTTTTAGGAAATTTTGTGAGGAAGTGGATTTTCCACAATTGTGACATTTGTATACAAAAGATTGTTCCACTAGAAAGTGAAATCCTCTTGCTTTATATTTGTTTTTTTGCGAATCACCACAATAATTACAACGGTGATTTAACGTATTCTCATTCTTCCACTTGGATTGTTCTAAGTGCGACATAACCAAGGAAAGATACTTTCTTTCCAACCATAACATGCATTCAGTATAACACTAAATGCATGTTTTTACAAGTGGATTTTCTTATTATTCAGCGTCTATAAGTGCTTGAATTTCTGCAATTTGAGATTGGTTTGTTGCAAGTGAAGTGTCGTATGAAATCTTTGCAGGATTGTCATCCTCCATGTCATCATAACCTTCAGGTTTTACTGGAGCACCTGCACCTTCAAACCATGCCTTTCTCTCTGCAAGTTCAGTAGGGACTGTAATCTCTACTCCATTTGGGTCTGTATAACTTGACATGTTGTTCTCCTATAGTTAATATTAACCTATTATTTATCTTTTGACAAGTCTAAAACCTTCTTTTTTGGGACTTGTAAAACTATTTTTTGAGTGGGTAAACGTTTACTATTGACTCCTGATGGGTGTGCAATTAATCCTGCACTTGACACTAGTAATAACACTGCAAGTGGGTCAAACACAAAAATAAGTGCAAAAATGACCCATCTAACTGCGTTGTCAAGGTACTTGACACTTTCCTCTTGACCGTATATCACCTCTGCAACGTACTTGATGGGCCCAATCTTTGAATCCTGTTCGAGTTGTTTTCTTTGAATTGGAAGTTTTTCTTCAGTATATTGAGTGATAAGTGCAACAGAAGTGTCAATGTCTTGTGCAATCTGTTGACGTTCTTCTCTCTGTTGTCTATTGATGTAGTTTCTATCTTGTGGTCTACCAGTGGTCACAACTAAATCAAGACCTGCGACTCTATCCTGTAATCTTTTTATCTTATCTTCTTCTGCATCGATTCTGACATCTAGAATTGATAACTCTAAATTATTACCGTCACCAACAAGTGACACTTCGATATTTGCCTTTGATAGATATCCAAAAATACCAAGTGAAGTGATTAACATTAACACTCCAACTGCAGTGAGTAGATACCATTTTAGATAATTGAGTTTGTCCCATGCAAGGTGTAGATAGGCTGCAGTGACTAACTTACCAAATTCTAATGCAGTCATCATTACAACTGTACCTAAGAATGCACCTGCAAACATAGTTGCCATTCCTATAACTGAAAAGTATGCGGCTATACCTGCAATGACGATAGACGTAAATAGGGCTAAGTAATTCAAATATTTCATATTTTAAAATTTACGTTTATAAATCTTGTCAAAAACTAAATTTGGAGTGTGTTTCTTTTTCTTTCTCACTATCGGAACATTAGATGATACTGCACTACCTGTTGCATTTAGGGGTGCATCCTCATTTAGTTTGTCTGATTTAAAAAATTCTTTAAGTTTATCTGCAATCATATATGCACAATGTTTATCTGAAGGATAATGCACTCCTGCATTTATTCTCCCCTCTGCACTCATATCTGCACCTCTTAGTAAGTATTTCTTTTGTGCAGGATACTTCTCTCCATAATAATGTGCAACCATTCGTGCTTGTAATGCATGATTAGATGGATAAGCAGGAGTGTTAGTTGTTTCTAATTTTTCATAAGAGAACTTCTCAAGTCCTAATTTTTCTGCAATTTGTCTTGGTCTTGGACGATTGAATTTTTGTTTATAATATTTACCAATGTGTTTTACGGAGTCTGTAATGCGTTTTATGACCTCTAAATCATATTCTAGGTCTTGACCATCTAAGTGTTCCTTTATATAATAACAAGTGTCTTTGTTGGTGTTTATATAGACTCTTTTGTCAAAGTCTGATAACATTTCTCTTCTATCAATAATTTCATTAATTTCTGCGAGTGTTTGTTTAGAATTATTTAAAGGTGGAGGAGGAACGTCCATATCCATCCATTTGTCGTCAAATAGTTTATCCGACTCTTTCTTTTTAAAAGGTTTTGTGGGTTTATCAAAAACTAAATCATTAACTTCTAATATGTTTTTAATATAGGTCATCTGCAGTCACCAAGACTCTATCCCCTTCTATCTGACCCACATATAATCTGATTCCATAGATTATACTATGTTCACCAACAAGTGTGATTTCTGTTTTTTCGGGATATATCTTTTCGTTTTGTTCTTTTAATTGTCTTCTCAATCTATAAGTTTCACCAACTAATCCAGTTGGAATTTGTGCAGCTTCTGATAAATCTTGTGGTTCAAGTAAATCATTTTGTTTTAGAAGTTTATAAAAATCTTCACATAACTCATCTGCTTGATTTTCAGTCATTTTTGTTTCTTCTTTTAGAAGTGCAAGTGCAACTGCATAAGAGGCGAACTTGGATTTACCAAAAGGTACTTTATTAATTATTCTCTTTAGATTAAACACTAGTCTATCCAACATAGTGTATGAAGACTTTTCATCAGGAGTTTCTATTTTTCTTGACTTGACTCTATTACCGTTTTTGTCAATAAGACCTAATTCATATGCCTTAGTTTTATCAAAAGGTGTTGTTAACATTTTGATTATTTTAAAGACTATTAATGTGTTTACTAATTTACCAACCATAATACTATTTATACAATTAAGATGGTGCTGGTTGTCGGATTCGAACTGACGACCTACTGATTACAAATCAGTTGCTCTACCAACTGAGCTAAACCAGCACGTTATAAATCTCTCAATCTTTCTATTAATTCGTCCTCTAGGGGTAATTCGGGTCTCCATGTCTCATCAATATACCCAAGGTATAATAACATGGTTTTAATTGAACACCAATATCTCTGTTCTTTTATTTTGAACTCTAACATTCTCATGCAAGGTTCATATCCAAAAACATTGAAAAGTGTTATAAGATGGTTTAACATGAGACGTTCTCTCATTTCACCTGATTCATAATATCTATGAAGTAATCTTTTGAAGTATCTGAATCTACGCAAATCCTCTTCAAAATCTTCCATGTCCTCACATTGAGGGTCATCATAGTGTTTGAGTGCGTATGCAGAAAAGTTTTTTGTTGTTAATTTGTCAAAAAGACCCATAATATATAATTGTTAAGTTTCTCTCTAGTATATAGGTATACTAGAGAAAACCTTAATCTAAAGTTCCGTAAACTTTGTAAGAACCTGTTTCTAACTGTTCGTATCGAATGTTAAGATTGTAGACTATTTCTTCTTTATCGATTTCATCGATAGGTGTGTCTACTGATTTACCCATGATTTGTCCATATCTAGAAAATGGCATGACAAATGAACCATTTGCTTCACTGAACTCTACATCAGAAACTTCATTTCTTGGGTCTTCTGATGGTACACTTGTTCTATTTAATCCTAATAGTGCAAGTTTCGCTTCCATTTGTTTTACTGCAGACATTGGATTTAGAAATTCTGATACTGCAGTGTGACCTAAAATCGCATTGATTTTTGCCTTAACGTCTGCATCATTAATATCATAAGGAACTTTCTCTGAAGTTCTTAAATCTATTCCTTGTGCTTCTGTTATAAAATTTTTAAATGATTTCATAATTTTTCCTATGTTGTAATTGCGACACCAACACCCCTAACATCACTTGAACCTGCAAAAATCTCATCTGACTGAATTTTTTCTACAAGTTCAATTGCACCTGCTTTAAGTGTAAAAGTACCTATTAGAGTATTACTTGAATCCTCTATTGAAATGAGTTGGTCGGATGCATTTGTGTTATATAGTCTTACAACAGTCGAACCACCAAAGCTCGAACCATTACCACTAGATGTTCCACATGCACCCTCTGAACCTAAAACTTTAATTTTCATTATGCTACACTAATATCTGCGTAAGTTCCTGTTCCACCTGAACCCAATCTGTCACCTGTCACGAATACTTTATCAGATGCAGTAGATGTTCCATCGTCTACGATAGTTCCACTGATTGTCTGAGCACCGATTGATAGGTCTTCAGTTTGAGAAGGGACAGTAAATGTGAACTCAATGTTGTTTTTACCATCGTGTGCAGCTGCAGTAGCAGTAATTGCACCTGATACTGAACCAGTGACAACTAATGTTGCACCGTTAGTCACATCAACGTTTTCATTGTAGTTAACAACTACAGTTCCAGTATCACCTTGGTCATATGATGCATCTTTGAACCATACTCCAGTGATGTCTGCATTACCTAATGCAGTTGCAAGGTTTGTATTTGAACCAACTGCAACTAGAACTTCTTCTAAGTTTCTAGAACCAACTGCTTTCTTTAAAACCCAACCTTCTGCTTTTGCAACAACGTTGTTTTTGTCTTCTTGTTTCAGGTATTTTGGTTTCGCTTCATCAGCGTCTGTTATTCCCCAAAGTGCCATTTTTTTCTCCTATTTTGCGACTTTTAAAACTGTATCAAAAGTCTTTTTGAAAGACTTTGTGTCTTTCTGTAATAACTGTATGTATTTATGTCTTACGGGTGCTCTAACCTTCATTAAAGTGTCATAAACTTTAACTGCATCATCTCTTTTGACCTTAGTTTTCTTATTGTCATTAGTTGATACTTCACCCTGTTTTACATTAGTAAGGTCTTTAAACTGACCTAATTGTACTAAAATGTTTTTGTCTGCCCATGATTGTGTTCCACTAGACTTATCTGATAATGCACCTACAGCAGTTCTGATTACTTCATCTTCACCTGCTTCTGAATACTTACCACCTGCCATTTTAGAGATTTTCTCTAATTTTTGTCTAAGTTCCTTTTCGTTCTTAGATTGTGAAACTGCACGTGCAACTTTTTTATTTCCTGCATCAGACATCATTCCAAAATCACCGATTTTTTCTATGATTTTTTTGACTTCCATTGCAGATTTTTTAACATACCCAAGTTTTTTAATCTTCTCTCTGAAGATTTTATATCTTGCATCTGCTGTTAAAACTTTTTCCATTAATCTCTATCCATGTCAATGACACCATCGTAATATCCTCTTTCGATACCACCCATGTAATTGAATATTTCCTGTTCAGCATTTACTAGACTTTGATAAATCCCATGTGGATTTCCTCTCGAAGCACTTCCACCCGTTTCTGCAGTGTATTGCATAGCATCTTGCATCTTTGCAACTTTATGAATTGCCTTTTGCATGTTCTTTAAACTTTTGATTTCTTTCTTTCTATCGAACTCTTTACCTTCAAACTTAGTAGGTTTATACTGAGGTATTCTTGCCTCTTCTATTTGATGCATTTCCTTATATGTTTCTAATAAGTCTTTCATTTTACTTTTTGTTGTTTAGGTTCTGAACAATCTTTCTGATGTTATCGCCTGGTTTATAGTTCATGACTGCTTTACCTACATCTGTAAGATTTCCTTTTTTGTCATACATCATGTCAATGAACTTAAGGTCTTGTTTATTTAATTTTTCTTCTAATGATTCTTTGTTTATAATCTTTTGTGTTTGAAGTTTACCAATCAATGATAATACTGATTGTGACATTTTTAAGATATCTTCGTATTCTTTATTATACTTTTTATCTTTAAGTTCTTTGTCACCCATGTTTACAATCTTCTGATAATTTTTCTTAATCTTTTCTGCATCTTTTGAAAGTTGTTTCATTGCATTGATTTCTTTATCAGTGACTTCTACGATATCTGATGCATCTTCCCACATTTGTCTGTATGTGTCCATAATTGATTCTTTCTTCATAGACTTTCCTTCTTTATCGTATCCAGGCTTCCCTGCTTTTTCTTTCTTGGATATTGCGATTGCGGCCTGTTGTGCAGCAGACTTACCACCTTCTGATATCCATTCTGAATCTTTACCTTTATTAGGAAGATTGGATTTTATTTTTTTGACATCACCTCCATCGAAAGTTATGTCTAATTCGAGGTCTCTACCCTTTGGTGGTGAAAACTTTAAATTTTTGCCTCCATATTTCTTGATGATGTCCATATACATTTTTTCATCACCTCTTTTATATGGTTTGTTTAATTTAACAGAGAAGGCACCTTCATCTACTTCTTCAACAGAATTTTTCTGCATCATTCTTTGTGCAATGTCAACAAGTGTAGAGATGTTTGAGTTTTCCATTCTCTTCTTGTTTTGGTCATTTACTTTATCATAGATTTGAGAAATCATTGATGCAGTAAACATATCAATCATTACTCCACCAACTTTAGCTGCACCTTTAGTGTCTACAATTTTCTTAATTGCAGGAACTAAGTTTTTACCTTCTGTTATAGTTTCTTCTTTGATTGGTTTTGCATTACCACCACCATGGTCTTCTGCAGTTTTTAATTTTGATATTTGGTCAAGTAAAGGTGCGAGGTCATGATTTGGGTCATTTGTATGATGTTTTGCATATAAACTAATCTTGTATGCACTTGAACCTTCTTCAGGAGTTCCAAAAATTCTTTGTCTTGGACTATCCTTTATATTTAACTTATGTTTTTTACCGTATGCAGTAATCATTTTCTTTGCAGTTTCAAAATCTTTTTTGTTTTCAGGTGAAGTAATTCTATCACCTCTACCACCTCTGAACTGAACATAGAAGTCGGTGACTCTTTCATAACCTTTCATGATATATGGTTTGAATTTTTCGTTTAAGATATCGTCTATGAATCTTTCTGCATCGTCTTCATTACTTATCTCACCTGCATCGAATCCCCATGAAAGTAATTCATCTTCTACTTTTGCAGGTAAATCTTTTTTGTTTTTTCTGAAGTCGTCAATTGCACGTCTATGTCTCATGACTAGTTTTTTCCAACTATTGTCTCTTGGGAACATTTTTATAACTTTCTGAATGTTCTCGTCTAATACTTCTTCTTTGACTACTTCTTCGTTTGCATGTCTTAATGCATTTTGAACTTCTTTTGATTTGAGAATTTTATCCCCATAAAATTTTTTGATTTCTTGACGTGCAACAGTGTCTGCACCACCTAAATCGAGTGCAACCTCTACTGCCTTTTTTACTTGTGGGTCTGAAACTTTATTCTTTTTGAAATACTGGGAAACTTCTTTACCTGTAAGTTTTTGTTTACCATAAGGGCCGAGAGCATTTACTTTCCCGTCTTTGTCTAAAACTTTTTTTGCTTCTGCAAATAGGTTCATAATTAACCTCTATACTTTTTATCTTTATCAGAACACGAACCTTCTTCTACTTCGTCTTCTTCGTTTTTTCCTTTGAAATTTTTGTCAACGTAGTCAAAGAATTTTTTCTTTTCTTCGTCTGATTTGAAATCTGCAGGTGAGTTTACACCAAATTTTTTAAGTGCTGATTGAAAAAACTCATCATAATCTTTACCTTGTTTGAGTAAAGTTTTTGATGATTCGATTAAATCTTTAGGTAGGTCGTGTATCATTGGTTAAGTTCTCCCTTTTCAAAGTAGTCAAACATTTTTTGTTTACCTTCTTCGTTAAGTTTCAATTGTTTTGCAAGACGACCTAACATGTTTCTTTCTACAAGTTTTTCGGTTGTCTTTTCTACTGATTCTCTTACTGGAGTTTCTTCGACCTCATCTTTAATAGGTTTGATACCTTGGTCTTTGAACATCTTCATCAACTGATTGTTTGTTGCAAGTTTGATTTTATTATCTTTACCAAGTGCTTTTACAGTTTTTAAAAATCCTTGTGGATTTTGTTTCTGCATTGCTTGAATGACCTTTACACCAGTCATGTTTAACATTTTTGCAACACCATAACCAGCATCTTTATCACCTTTGAGATTGAATAATTTATCAATCATCTCACCAGCAGATGCTTCTAAGATTATGTCTTCTTCTATATTTACAGACTCTAAGTCTTCTATTTCAGGAAGTGTATCTTCCTCAAAAGAATTTTGTAGTTCTTGTTCGATTTCTTCGTCAAGAATCTCGTCTGCAGTCTTCTCTACACTACCCTCTTTTAGAGTAATGTGATTACGGACTTCTTCAAGTTTCTCTTTCCAGTTTTCTGATTTATAACTCATAGTACTATTATTTATATAATTGGGAACCTTATTACTAGGTCATCCTCACCTTTTATTATTCTATGGTAAGTGTATCTAGGTATGTGATACTCTTTACCTATTTCTAATTCTTGAGGAAGTTCATCTTCCTTTTGTAGTTTCCATTCTGAACCACTCAATATATGTATGGTTCTATTCTGACGGTCTCTATGCCAGATTAATTCATCTGCATTTACATCCTCAGAAAACGTTCTAACAACGTATTTCTCAAGCGTCCCGTGTTTGGTATATTCCTTTTCAGTGTAAGGTTTAGTCGTCAACTTCGGGGTCGTAGTTATCAGTTTTTTGGTTATATCCATAAAAACTTCCTTCCTTTTCAATGTCAAAAATACCATGCACAAAGTTCTCTGCAACATTCTCTGCATAAGTTTCAGAATGTTTATGAACTTGTCTTGTCTCTTTTAAGTCGTCTCTGTATAGGTCGACTTCAAACCCTTCTTTCTCTCTGCGAATGACTGCTTTTCTACCTTCATTCCAATATTCACTAATCACTGTATTCATAATGTTCTCCTATATTACCAAAAAAATGAACCCCCACCACTTAAACCTAATTGTTTTGCATAGTGTGGTAATCTACATGCCCAATATGATGCAGTTGTTTTATCGTTCTGTTGGTCACATTTATGACGAGCTGCGAATGATTTTCTTGCATCTTTATTGTTTAATTTTACTTTGAGACCTGTTGTGTCTCCCCATGTAATCTTTTTGACTTTGTCTCCGTCTTTCACATAGACGTAATATTTTTTTGGGCCACCGACTTTTGGTTTGTTGAGTTCGGGTTGTTTTTCTTCTTTTTCCTCTACTATCATCGGACAATCGAGAGGGACTAATTCACCCTCATATACTTCGAATTCACCTAAATCAGTCTCTAGTATTTGTTTGTCAACCTCTGTAAGTGTGTATCGACCCTCTGCAACTAGTTTACGTGCTTCTTTGATGGTCTCAAAATACATCATAGAACCTAATCTAAACGGATTGTCTAATAGGTTTGTTTTCTCCTGTTGGAGTGTATCAAGTGTTTCGCTGATTGCAAGTTGGTGAAAGGTTTTCATTATCCACCTGCTTTCTTTGCGAGGTCTTTGTCTGCACCACCCCATGTTCCTTTTGATTTAGTGACAAAGGAATTCACTCTTGCATGTCCCCATTGGACTGCTGTAGTGCCTGGTCTATGACCTGATTGCCATGCCTTTACACCTCTTTGGAATACTTGTTTGAGTATACCTAAAGATATACCAGTCTTCTCCGCCTTTTTCTTTAATGATGCATCAGGACTTTCTTCTAAATCTTCTTCTTCAACTTCTGCAATTGATTCTTCTTTAAGTCTTACTTTGATTGCTTCGTTGTAAGGGAAACCTTTTAAAGGATTATCAAACACTTGACCGAAGTGTTTCTTTTTCTTTTCTTTTGCTTCTTCGTGATATGCTTTATTTCTATCCTCGATATATTTTTCTACTGCCTGTCCTGGCGTATCTTCCTGATATGCATTTCTGATTTCATCAGTTCCTACTTCGTGGACTCCGTTATCGTGTTTATTTCCTGCCATTTGGTAATAACCCCTTTTCTTTTAGTTTTCTAAGTCTAGGTTCAGACCTATTGTATTTTTGTGATACAATCGATAGATTAGACTTATCGTTGTTCATAGGGTTATTATCCTTATGATGTACGTCTTTTCCTTTTATATCTTTTCTATCTTTTAAAATTCTACGTGCTTCATTTCTTTTTGCACGTCTTTTAATTTGTTCAGGTTTAGAGTGATAATCTGCATACTCTTTTTTATAATCCCTATCTTCCTCAACCTCTTCTTTCTTATTTTTCTTGATAGATTGTCTTGCAAGTTTTATTATTCGTTGTTGATGTGCTTTTTGATTAGACTTTTCTTTATCTCTTAATTTATCTGCAAGTCTTTCTTCAATAGTTTCTTCGGATTGTGATTCTCTTTTCTTTTCTGCAGATTTTCTATCTGCATCACGTTTTGACTGAATCTGTTTATCTTGTGTTTCTTTTTCTTTTTGACCTTCTACTCTTTTAGTTTCTCTATCGTGTCTATCTTTAAGTGCTTCTAATTCTTGTTCATGGTTTGCCTTGAGTCTTTCCATTTCTTCTGCATGTTTTGCCTTAAGTTGAGCTGCATCAACAGCTGCATCTTCTTGTAGTGAATCACCCATTCTTAAAAATAGAGTTCCTTTCTTTTGTTCTTTATCTGATACAGTCATTCCAACCATTTTTGCAATTTGATTTACAAGTTTTACACCATCTGACTCTCTCTTTCTATATAAGTTTTCCATTTTCTTTTGGATTTCTTTTGCAACTGTTTTTATAACTTGATGTGCTGGTGCAACTAATTTACCTTCTTCTAGTTGTTCACCCATAACTAAACCTGATAATTGTTGTGCAATTACTACGAGTTGTGATTGTGGTAATGATGCAAGGACTTCCATTTGTTTTTTAGATAAACCTTTGACTTTAGATAATGCCTTTTTGATATCAACCTTTTCTTCTATTTCTTCGGGAACACAATTAGGAACCATTTTGTCCCCTTTCTTTTTCATACCTTTTTGTGTATATCCATCCCAACACTCATCCTGTTCTCCTTCTCCAAACATTTTCTTATACTTCTTAGTGTGTTGAGAAGGTTTTGTTTCTGCACCTTTATCGCCTGGTGCAGGTTCTGTACTACCACCTTTACTAAAGTGAGCTGCACGTTTATCTTTTGTAGACTTAGACATTTCATCCCCGTCAGCATCTTTTGCATAGTACTTTTTAGGTTGAGTGCCTTTTTTATCCTCAACATCTTTATCCTGTTGAGTTCGTCTTAACTTTTCTCTTAAACTTTCTAACATACTACTATTTAGGTCTTTTTAGACTGTAATTCCTGTTCTCTCCATTTCAGAGCAGGTTTGTTTGAAGGGAATGAAGTAGTCCATCCCATTAATTTTGCATAGAGACTATTTGCTTTCTTCTCTAAAGTTTCGAGGTCATCATCATTTCTTACCTCTACAAAGTCTCTACCAAAAATCTTCTTAAGATTATTCATATTTTTTTGTGCATTTTCCCAGTCTTTTTGCACAATTTCTTTTGGTAATTTTCTCGGTCTCATTTCATTTCGTTTTTGTGCATTATCTAGAGATGCGTTTACGTATATCATTTTTGATTCATATCCGATTTTATCTAACATTGTTTTGTATGCCTTTACCTTTGTAAGGTTTGCACTTGTAGTGTCAAATATCATACCAAGTCTACCCATAATATAGCCGTCCATATTCTTTGCAGTAATCTTTTTTGCCTTTGCACGGATTGGGTCTACTTTACTAAAGTCTGCACCTCTAAGGTCAAGTGTAAGTCCTGCCTTTTTAAGTCCGTTCTCGAATGCTTTATCTGTATTAACAAGTTTAAGACCAAGTGCCTTTAAAGATAATTTATCTACGACTGTAGATTTTCCTGAACCTGGCCCACCTGAGAAGAACACTGCCTTGAATACGCCTGGGTCATATACACCTTCTGTAATCAAATCTTCTACCATATAGTGTGGAAGTGTTCCTTCTGCAATACCCATTCCTTTACGGATATCTTTATATAATAATTCTTTGTCTCTCTTATTTCTTGTTGGAACTCCGTCTGAGAATGCATCAAAGTCTCCCTTCTCTGCATATGCTCTCATTTTACTTGCACTCATTCCACTTACGTCATCACTATTAGAATCTCTTTCTCCTGCAGATACAACTTCAATAGAATCAAACTTGTAGAATCCATGACGTGCTTTAACTCCGTTATATTTGTTCAATAACATGTCAAATTCTTTGATACGGTCTGAACCTACAACCATTCTTATTTTTTTATATCCTTTATAGTGTAGTTCATTTGCAATATCAAACACTGTTCTTGCATTTGCATCAACAACAATTCTTCCGAAAAATTTTCTTAGATATTTTATTTTGTCTTTGTGTGATAGTGGATTTTTTTGACGGTCATTCGAGTGTGAAGTAAACAAAAGAGGCACATATCCACCACCAGTTTCTTTCTTCAATTTATCGACTAACTTTGCATGTCCAGTAGTTGGAGGGTTAAATCGTCCAAAGGTAAATACTGCACCCTTGTCTTTTGCTTCTGTTAAAAATTTACCAAATGTTTTCATTAGTTGTCCCAATTCTTTTGTGCAGTAAAGTTATTAAATGCAAACTCCATTCTATCTACGAGTTTTACAGCACTACCTGTTTTGTCAATTGCAACATATCCTTCAGGATTTACTGCTTCAAAACCTTTATCAGTCTTTTTGAAAGTTCCGATACTCTTTATTCTATTTAGTCCAGTGATGATAATCTGTTTTGCTTCTACTAGATAACCCATAAAGTCCGTCAAGTTTTCGATAAGTTTTTTAAGACCTCTCATTTCTGCGTAAAGTTGGTCACCTATTTCTGTTTTGATTTGTTTAGTTTTTTCCATTTTAACTTTTGCAACTACTTTATTTTTCCAATACGATTGAAAAAATTGCATGTATCCATTATAAGAAGGATTGTATTTACCGTCTCTGATAAGTGTGTTGCAATATGTCTTGTATGAACCACCAGCACCTTTTTGGAGTATAGTTTCTTGCACTTTCATAAACTTCTCTAATTCTTTTCTTTTTATACCATGGAATGCTTTACCTACTGCAGTGAGTTTTGAAGTAAGTGCAAGTGTTTCTTTTGCAGTGAGTGTAGAATTACCTGATACGTCTTTGTATGTCGCATCATCAACCCATACGTCTCTACTTTTACCTAAAGTAGAAATATTTGCACCAAAAGATGCAGATAGGTCTTCGATTGAACTACCAGTGTAAGTAGTGTGAAACACTATTCCCATTTTTGCATCGTCAATCTCTTTACCCAATACGGAATCTTTTTGAACTGCGTATAGAATAGTATTTGGTTGGAAAGTTATAAACGATTCACCATTTATTTTTTGTGTCTTTTTATCGTCTGTAAACATCAAATCGCCTTGCATGACATTTGACCATGATAATTTGGATAGATATTTAAAAGAGGTTAGGAACTTTTCCTGTAATTGATTTGAAAGACTTGAATCGTCTTTGATTTCTTGTTCAGTTGTATAAAACTTAGGTTCTTTATTAAAAAGTGATTTTTTTGCAACAAAAAATCTACCATCATCAGGATGTTTTCCACAAAAGATTGCAGGAGCTCCGTCCCATTTGACTGTCATGTTTACTGAAGAGTTAGAACTACCCTTCATCATGTCTCGAAGACCTCGTAAGAAGTTTATTGCACCACGACCACCATCAATCCCCTGATTGATAATCTCGTCTTCTAAATGTTCAAGATGTAAGTTTTTTGCACCCATAATAGTAATTATACACTTTTTTCATGTGTTTGTCTACTATTTAGGTATTTTTAAAGGGTAATATTGATTATGCAGGGTCAGCTTGTATAGTTGCAAGAGTAGATTCTGCAGTTGCGAGTTCAGACTCTTTTGTTGAAATCCAAGAAGTCCAATCACCGTTTTCATAACCCTCTGAACCAATCATTTCCCACTGCCACCAATTGTAGTTTACATCAGGAATCATAGTTGTTCCACTATCGTCATATGGTTCCTTGAGAGTTCCAGTCATATTGTTATTTTCAGAATCGTATGTTAAACCACTCCATGTTGAGTTTGGATTATTAGTTCTCCAGTCTGCCCAAAATGCAGTTCTAGTTCCATTCCACACACGAAAAGGATTACCTTTTCCTACAAAATTGTATGAAACGTCTTTAACCCAGTTTATATCTTCTTTTAAACCATCGACTATGTCTTGTTGGTCTGCAATTTGTTTTGTTGTATAAGGCATATGTACTCCGTAAGATAAATCTTATATCTTTATTTATACTTTTAAGTTCTTTGTTTATGTACAGGTGATAAGAATTTATCATAAATTTCATTAAAATTATCACCTTTATACTCATAATCTTGTGTAAAGGATAACCAAGTTTCTTTTGATTTTTCCTTATCACTTGTATATAAGTCTTCCATATATGTGATTGGAATTGCAAGTTGTTGTGATAAAGTATTGATTACCTTTTCTGTATATAAAAAATCATCAATTAAAGGTTTATCCTTTTCTGTAAGTTCTACGGGTTTAAACTCATACTTATCCCACCATGTACCATATTTGTGTGCATGTAGAGCCGATAGTAATCTTTGAGACAAATCTCGTCTAGTTATTATAATTACCTTATCAAACTGTAGACTAAACTCCATAAACCATAGTGTTCTTACCTCTGCATCTTGTTCATGAGACAAAGATTTCAATTCGGGGTCAATATACATTTGATAACATGGAAGACATTTTATCACATGGTTATCGGGAACTACAAACTCTTGTGTTTGTCTTGGTGATTTCTGATAATCCCAATTGAAAGGTTCAGATATTTGTGAGAGGTTATAATGTTCTGACAAACACCATATCAATCTTGAAGTTCCACACCTACCCGAACCAAGTATTAAGACTTTCATATTTTAGTAAGTGTACTACTCTTTAACTGTTTATCTATTTTGGTAATTTGTTTTTTAACAGATTCGTCTTCTTTGTTTTGCCTAAGTTTTTTCTTCAATTCAATTTTTTCTTGAATCTTATTAATCACATCGTTAGGTTTTAATGTTTTTTTAACCATAATTTCTAAAACTTGGGGGTTTGTGCGACTCCTCTCTCATACCAAATGGAACTTGAACTGCAGATATATTTCCTGAAATTGTAATTCTATAATCTTCAGAGGTATAAAAAGGATATACAGAATGAGTTGTTTCTGAAGGGAATATTAAACCTACCCCCTCATGTTTTTTTGATAATCTTATAGAATGGTCTGTATTGGTTTTAACGTATGGGTCGATTCTACTTATATTAAAACAACTATTTACTCCTGATTTGTCATTAAAACAACTATTAAGGTCTGTAAAATAACTAAATTCATCTGTATCATATGGTATTTTCATAAAAATCACAAATGAATAATCACCACTATGTGTATGTGGAGGATTAAATTCATATCTTTTTTGATAATTTACCCATAACATATCTAATTGTATTGTCCATTCGGTACCATCAGAAGTCATTTCTTTTATTTTTTGTTGAAAAGAAGGTTTAAAATTGTCACCATCTAAAATATCAGCAGATACTCCAGTGTATTCAGGTATAACTTTTCTAGTTGCTTTCGTATCAAATCCATAAGTGTCCTCATATTCATATACTAAAGATTCTAAAAATATACTAAATTTTTCCCATAGTTTTGGTTTAATATTATTTAAAGAAAACTCACTTTGTAAATGACCTGCAAGGTTTGGAACCATAGTATCAGTAAGATTATCATTTGGTTCTGTGCCTATATATTCATTCATAATCTCTGAATATATGTCTGTTGGGAGTTTGAACTGTACAACTCCACTTGTGGATAATTTCAATTCTCTTGTAATCATATTTTAAAATCACTATATTTTGCATGACTCCCTTTATCAAATACGGGTGTATCATCTGCAGAGTCATATAACTCTTCTTGTGCTTCTTGTTCACAATCGTAGAGTTTCATTCTACTTCTATCGATTCCAATGACAAATCTTTTAAAGACTGTAGGGTCATTGTATCGATTCTTTAACTGTTTGACTACTAACTGGTCTAGTTCTTCTAGTTCGTCACTAGTAATCAATGCAAACATAAAGTCTGCAGTTGCAGGTAGACCAAAAGATTCTGAAGTATCAGTAAGTTCGATATCACTATTTCCATAACCACTTCTAGTAGTTTGAGTTGCACTCACGATAGGGACATCATACTCAACTGCAAGTCCTCTAAGTTCTTCTGCAATACTCTTAACCAATGTGTAAGAGTTTGCACCTTGACCTGGCCTTACTCTATGTGATGCACATATATTTAGGTAATCTATGAATATCATATCAGGACTAAAATCCTTTTTCAAAGAAAGTTCCTGTAATAAATGTCTAAAGTGTCCTACGTGTGCAGATGCAGTAGGATATTCTTTGATAATCAGTTTACCTTTAGTTTTATCTCTGAGTTTATCAATCTTCTTATCATACATTTTCTTAGATAAGTCGGGAAGTTCTTTCATAGGAACGTTCATGATGTTCGCATCAATACGTTCTGCGATTCTCTCTTCTGACATTTCAAGTGTAATGTATAGAATGTTCTTGTTCATCATCAGAGCGGCACCTGCCATGTGACACATGAACAATGATTTACCAACACCAGTTCCTGCAAGACAAATGTTTAGAGTCTTATTAGGTAAACCACCCTTAGTAATTTTGTTGAAGTATTCTATATCAAACGGAATCTTCTCTTCTTCCGTGTGATAGAACTCAAATCGTCTATCTGAATCCTCTATTTGGTCGTGTCCAATGTGTGTGTCAAAGGACACGGAAAGTGCATCTTTCAATAGTTCGGGTATTTCACCTTTAGAACGTTTAGACTTTTCATCCAAGACTTCAATAGAGTCCATGACTGCAATATAGATTGCTCTATCTTTACACCATTTCTCTGTTTCGTCTACTAACCACTCTTCAGCAGTTTCTTCGGATGTTCCCATGTTCTGTAGAATCGTTTTTGATGACTTCACAACATTATCGGATAACGTTGTGTTGTTATCAAGGTTTATGAGAAGTGCCTCTACAGTTGGGGATTTATTGTATTTGTCAAAGTTAGTTCTTACTTCTTTAAATACAGTCTGTTCGTCTAATTCGTTGAAATACTCTTCCTTAATGAAAGGAAGCACTTTTCGTGAAAAAGAATTACTCTGAATCAGATTCTTCAGTATTGTCGTTTCTAGTCTCACCATACTTAAAATATTCCTGCGCTTTTTCCTCTAATGCATTCATTACATCTTCTGTAAAATACTTTTCGGGATTGTTATTGATTGTCTTACCAAACTCTGTCTTACCGTTTGGAAGTTCCACTCTTGTAGACGATTTCTTAAAGATACCGAATGCAAGTGCCATATCGAGTAATCCGTAATATCTATCTAATCCTTTGTCATAGGATAGTCTTACATCAACTACTCTATTCTCTACGGTCAATCTTGACTTCGCATTTTTACAATGAATTATATTTCCAATTACTTCGGTTCCTTCCTTCTCTTTTTTCTTTGAAAGGTAAACAATAGAAGAGGCTGCATATTTCAATCCACTTCCACCACCCATTTCTTTTTGAGGGAACATAGAACCAATCACATCATATGTGTGGTTAGTGACAATCATAGGAACTCCTGCACGACCAAGTTTTAGAGTTAAGACTCTGAATGCACCCTTTACTACTTGGGCACGTGTCATGTCTCTTGTCTCTTTACCGTCTGCAGTGTCTTCGATTTCTTTGGTTGTTGATAACATACCAAGTGAATCAAGACACATCATCATTTTTGGTCTTTTTTCTTTAGGTGTTTCTAGATACTTATCTAGTATACTGATTGCTTGTGTTCTGAATTCTTGAACCGTGACAACTGGAATAATAACGAATCTTGAAGAATCAATTCCTCTTGACTCAATCATTTCTTTACTGATTGCAGATTCTGATTCAAAATACATTACTGCAGAATCAGGATTGTCTTCAAGAAACTGTTTACACATTCCTAGTGCAAAGAAAGTTTTACCTGTTGCAGACTCACCTGCGATTGCAGTGATTTTGTTTGAAGGTAGTCCACCGTGTAGTGAACCACTCAATAATGCGTTGAAGATGTAGGAACCTGTATCAACAAAGTTATCTACGTCTCCAGCGGCAACTCCCTCAGAAACTATATTTGCATATTCGTTTCCACTGGACTTGACTAAATCTTTTATAAATGACATAAAACACTCCTCATAAATGTATACTTACTAGTATACTCTAGAGTCTAATGTCTGTAAAGGGGTTTTTTTTAATTTTTTTTGTGGTCTTCTATGCAATCAAATTTGATGTGTTCTTCCATCATAGTTTTGATTTGTTTTATCTGCATTTCCATCATAATAATAAAACCAAATATAGATGCAATTGATAGAATGTAAAAACAATCTAAGGGTGATAATGTCATAATTCTACCTCACCTTTTTCTAGTATAATTTCTCTATTTGCGAGGTGTTGTTGTTCGACTAAATCTTTGTTTTCACCATTATATTTTACTGCATGGTGGTCTTTAATCATTTGGTCATTGATATTAATTTCTGTTTCGTATACG